AAGACGTTTCTAGTACCACCGCTTGCAATACTGTTACCTGCGTTGACACCGAATCGGACGTTAGAAGTTCCTGAGGTTGGAGTAGATAGTGAGCCGTCTGAGGCTATGCGGAAGCGTTCAGCGCCACCAACATAGTTTACCAAATCATTTCCTATTGCGCCTAATCTTACAGACCCATCATCAGATGTTGTATTGTCTGAAAACGTAATAAATGCATAATCACCGTCAGTGTGCCTAAAACTTGCAATTCTGTTATCAGTGCTATCAACTTGAAGACTTCTTGCTGGCGAATCCGTCCCAATACCTACCGCATCATTCCCACCATCAACAAACAGCATATTGGCGTTGCCGTCTGATTCAACTCTGAAGTCTAGGTCTGCTGAACCTTCGTTAAAAACATTTTCTGTATAACTTAATCTAAGTTGCTCTATCTTAGAACCATTTTGCATACCTGAAAATATTAATATTCCATCTTCTGTGCCATCAGTAACATCGTCAATATAACTTTCTACAAGTGCATACTCTACGTCTTGTGAATTATCGTTTCTTCCTGTAAAAGATAATGAGCCTAATGCATCATTATTAGCAGGAGAGCCTGAATTTCTATATAAATTAAGGTTAGGTCCAACATTAGCATCTGCATCAGTAGATGTAAGTGTTAAATTATCTGAGTTATCTGCTGTAGTAATATTTAACCCACTAGAGTCTAAAACCATACGCTCCGTACCACCGGTATCAAAACGTATCTTATCTTCATCAGAGCTTTCTTCTACCTGAATCTGTGTATCACCATCAGCATCTTGCATAAGCAAAGCTGCATTGATAGCTGTATTAGTCCATGTAATACATTCTACTGCTACACCACTTGGAGGAGCTGTAGAGAATGTTAAAGTATTTCCTGAAACTGAATAAGTACTCTTATGCTGTACAACACCATCTAGTGTAAGAACTGTAGCATTTTCATTGACTGGTGCAGAGGTTAAGGTTAGTGTCGTATCACTACCATCGCCTGTCATAGTATCTACAGCAGGAGCAGTACCACCACTTCCTGCAATAGCTCCCCAAGCATCTGTGTAGCCTTCGAAGTCTCCTGTAGTTGAGTTATATCTGAAATAACCTGCTGCGGGGCTTCCCGGTCTTTGTGCTGTAGTTCCAACAGGAACGTGTACAGCATCTGTTAAACTACCAATATCTAAACTAACATCTGGTGAAGCATTACCAATACCTATTCTGTTATTTGAACTATCAACTTTAAAAGTAGAAGTATCTACAGTTAAATCTCCTGAGATTGTTGCACTTGTTAAAGTTCCAAGACTTGTGACGTTTCCTTGTGCTGCTGTATTTAATGTACCTGCTAAAAGTGTAGAGGTTAAAAGACCACTAGAAGGATTATAGGTTAAACCTGTATCGCTTTCTGCTCCTTGAGAACCTGTAGCTCCATCAACAAAAACAGGATATACAGTTTCATCTGTACTATTATTTGCAGAGACTGTAATGTTGTCTGCTGTTCCTGTGGTATCTTGGTTAAGTGTACCGATTACAAAGTCTAATGTATTATCTGAGTCTTCATAAGTAACTGTAATATTTGTTTCTGTATTAGAGCCAACCATAGCTCCAACTGTGTCACTAATTGTTTCTGCTAATGTAACACCATTAATAGTAATTGCATCGGCTTCTAATGTTCCATCTATATCTGCATCACCTGATATATCAAGTGTAGCTGCATCTAACTCACCACTAATAGTTATATTTCTACCACCAGTAATGTCTTTGTTTGAATCTGTTATAATAGCTTTACTAGCTATAACAGTTCCGTTTGTAATTCCGTCTATAAGGTTAATGTCTGTGGCACTGGCTGTAACACCATCTAGAATGTTTAATTCTGCAGTAGTGCTTGTAACACCATCTAATAGATTAATCTCTGTTGCTGTCGATGTAACTCCGTCAAGTATATTAAGTTCTGCTGTTGTAGCTGTTACACCATCTATAAGATTTATTTCTGTTGCAGTGGCTGTAACACCATCTAGAATGTTTAATTCTGCAGCAGTTGATGTAATTGCTGTACCATTAAAGTTTATAGCGTCTACATAGGCTGTTCCGTCAACATAAAGGTCTTTCCATTCAGAACCTGAAGCACCAATATCATAAGTATTATCAGCACTTGGTAAAAGATTAGAAGCTACATCTGCACTAAAGGCTACTGTATCAGTAGCTGCATCACCAAATGTTAAGTTACCTGCTATTGTAGCAGTACCAGTAACTGTTAAGTTTCCACCGACTGCTAAGTTTCCTGATATATCTGCAGCACCATTAATATCTATAGTGGTTGCATTAATTTCAATCTCTGTATCAGATACTAAGTCTAAGACACCATCAGCAGATTGATAAATATAAGTACCTGAATCACCGAATTGTAATTGGTCGGTACTTGAAAGAAGTAAGCCTGTATCGGCTACGTGAGTTAATGATACGTCTTGGTCATCACCGAAGTTTATAACTGCTCCATCAGCCAAGAATAAATCTGAGAACTCTAGAGAACTAGTACCTAAAGCAGCACCATCAGATGCATCAGGTACGAAAGCTGTAGTAGCTGTTATAGTTGTTCCTTGTATAGTTGTACCAACAATAGTAGTTGCTGAACTAGCACCTATTGTTGCTCCGTCTACTGTACCACCATTAATGTCTGCTGTATCTGCTACAAGAGCATCAGTTGTAACTGTACCATCAAAATAAGCATCTTTAAATTCTACTGAACTTGTTCCTAAATCTATATCATTGTCTGTAGAAGGTACGATAGCTCCATTTGTAAATGTAACTTGGTTATCTCCTCCTGCTGCTACAGTAATTACATCTGAGCCACTAAAAGTTATTGAGGTATTTGAATCTACATCACCTGCAATACTGTCTAATTGAATGCTTCCTACATTAGTTATTGCTGAATCACTAAAGTCTATTGTTCCTGTAACATCTAAGTTACCACCTACAGATACATTACCTGTAGTTGTTATTGCATCTATATAAGCATTCTTAAAGTATAGTGAACTCGTTCCTAAATCTACATCACTATCTGTTACTGGTGATACTACACCATCTGCTATTCTAATTTGTTCTACTGCTGAAGAGGATACTTCAACAAAGAAGCCCCATCGATTATTTGTACTATCTGCAACTATCTTATTTAAAAAGTCTAAGTCACCTATAGTATGTATATTACCACCTTGACCTGCTGTTCCATCATGCCTGTGCCCTGTAGAACTATCACTACTTGAGCTATATGTAAATGCATTTACTAATTGATTATATTCATTATTGAATAAAGCTGCTGTGATAGTATCTCCATCTGCGAATGAACTTTGTCTTGTGTATGTTTGTGCCATTTATTATCTCCTGCCTGAAGGTATATAATCTACATAAAAACCATTTATAGTATAGGGTGGCTTTGTATCGTTACTTATAATGGTAAAATTATTACTTGTTCCACTACCTTGTAATGGAATTCTTATTAAAGGGTTATCACCACCACCAAATACATTTGTATTAAACAATGCATCACCAAACTTTGAAGGAGGATTTATAACTCCTATATCAAATAAATCTGGTGGTTGTGGGATATCTGTATTCCCATAATCAAATCTAACTTGTATATCAGGTTCTACAATGCCTTCCGCACTTGCAGATACTCTAACATAATGTAAAGTTTTTAATGTTCCTAAATCTCCATAATCATAGTTTGGTGTTTCGTATCGTGCTAATATATTAGTACCATCAAAATTATTACCTGTATCATGTTGATATATATATCCTTCAGTATCTCCATGATAATATTGTTCTACATTACTACTATCAAATCCTGAACCAATCGCAGTAACCTCTAAACTTCTTGTTTCAGACCATTGAAATCCTTCTGGTCTAAGTGTTCCTATTATTCCTTTTTGTTGTGTTTGTTCTAAGCCTGTATTACTATAAAATAATCTATATTGAGATTTATCTCTTAGTACAACGCTACTTATTACAAAACTATTAATATTTTCTGTTAAATTAGTAACAAGAGGTTGTATAGCTTTACTAACAGTTCCTAATTCAACGTCACCAATTCTTGCTGTACCGGCTACTGTTCTTAATCCATCTGGTGCTAAGAATATTAAGTCACCACCTATTTCTTGAATACTATAACCACTTAAACAACCTACGTTCTTTGTAACTGGTACTATTGCAACAGTGCTTGAACTATTAATATTTATAAGTTTAAATATACTATTAGTACAAAATATAAATAGTTCATTACGAAAACCTCTTATTCCTTCTATCTGGTCTTCTAATACTATTGAACCTGAACCTGTACTTGTAAAATCAGTTGGGTCTAGTGTTCCACTATAGTATAATGTACTTAAATTATCTTCAACTCCTGCAGCTATTAAATGTTTATCATGAGTTGTAACATACTTAACATATTTTGTACTTGTAACTGTTATCTCTTCTGTAAAAAATGTTCTAGAATCTAAATCACCAGTTCCTTCCATTCTAAAACTATAAAGTTTATTAGCTCCATCTGCAATAATAACTTGACCATAATCATACGTAGGTCCATCAAATAATGTAAATTGACATTGCCCTTGTCCAGTTCTAGTTAGAGTACTTCTTCCTGTAAAGGTTGAATAGTTATCACCGCTTCCGGATACTGAACTTCTTCCAATATTTATCCAAGTCGCTCCATCATTACTAAAATATATTCCTGTTGATGCTGTAACAATAACACCATCAGCATATGTAAATGTACCTAATATATTTGTAGCACTACCTGTAGGTCTCGTTGCATTAGTAGTACCAAACTTTTGATAACCATTAATACGTCTATATCCACCTTCTATGGATACTTCAAAATTTCTTAAATCTTTTGCAACTCCGGGAGTCTTAAGTAAATCTATAACATTAGATGAGCTTACTAATCCTCCATTTACTGCTACTGTATAAGGCTGTGATGTAGGCATTAAAAATACCTTCTATCATCTGACATATAAGACGGGCTTGGATTAATTAAGTTAGACTTCATTTGTTTCATACCTTTTTTATAATCATCTAAAGCAAAAGCTGCTTGTTGTGGACTTTCTTTAAACTGCCATACATAATATCTTGTTCTGGCTGTTATTACATTAGTGTACTGGTCTGGTAATACTATTTCGTCTCCATAAGCTGATAAAACTGTTGGTGCATTATAAGCATAAAAATGCACATTATAAACTTTATCAGGTATAGGACTTAAACCAAACTTACGATGGTCTGGACTACGGATAACATATTGTGGTTCTCCATAGTTTTGACTATCTGCATCATCTTGATTTTCTGAATCTCTTAGATATCTAGTCCAATCATCTAATGTAATAAATTTTAATCCTTTTGAAACATAAGGAGCAGATTCACCACTAACACTTATTGTTGTTATATAAAAGTCATCCCAATCCACAGATGAATAATCTGTAATAATACTAGAACTTCCTGCTTTTAATATGTACCATCTAGTTCCTGCAACAGAAGCTACAGTTACGTTACCATAAAAAGGGTCTGTACCTCCACTTGCTGCTACTGAAAAGAAAGGAAGTTGAGGTTCTTCATTGGCTATATCCTTAATTGATTTATTTATACTTTCTTTTACAAACTTTTGAATTCCTTTTGCACTTGCGAAAGTTGCAGAAGTTAATTCAATTTCATTAAGTTCTCTAAGAATATCATTTGTTAATGTTAGAAATGAAGTTGCCATATTTATTTTTCTTCTTTAGTTTCTTTTTTCTTTTTTGGTTCTTCTTTAAACCACTTACCTACTATTCTAGTATTAAAATCGTTCTGTAACCATTTGTTGTAATCCCACATAATATATCCTTTTAAAGTGTAAGGGGGAAGGAAAACCCTCCCCACTTACGAGTTGGTATTAATCGATACCGTAGAATGCACCTACTAAGGCTTCATCTCTAAGTACTTTCGCACCATAGACGTGAAGACCTCTAACAATATCCCCAAACGATGTTGGGTCTCTCAACACTTCTGTTGAAAGAATTGTGTTAGCAGTTGCAGTAGAACTGATATGTCCTGCTAAACATTTACCGGCAGCATTAGATGTTGCAGCAATGTTGTTTGACTTGTACATATCAAAACCACGTAGTTTTCCACTAGCCACTAAACCATTTCTAAGAGAACCTTGTCCACCATTATAGTCGACAGATAGTAATTTAGAAGATGATTGTCCTAGAACTTCGTAGAAGTCAGGACTTGCAACGAACCATCTACCTTCTTCAGGTACATTTTGTTCGTCTAATAGTCTTGACATTCTAGCCATAAGGTCTAGAGGGTCAGTTTCACCAGACTGTCCTAAGTCAGCAGCACCAGAGCCGTCAAAGACTCCTGCTCCTAAATCAGTCGCACTATCAGTACCTAACGTGTGGTCAGGTGATGAAGTAGATAGACCTGCGAACATAACAGCAATAACTGCAGCGTCATATGAATCTTTCAATGCATATGCAGCAGAGCTAGAAGCAATCTCTTTAAAGTTGACATGTGACATGTTAGTTTCAATATCATCTACGATGAATTTGAAAGCTTTAGCACTATCAACAACCAAAGAAATCTCTTGGTCTGTTAGTCTAGTTTCTGTAGTATCGCTATTTCTTGTGTAATCAGACACAGAAATAACTGGTTCTTTGATAATCTTTACTGAGTCTCCGAAAGAGGATATTTCACCGGCATAGTCGGTGTTTGTAATAGCTTCCACTACCGAGGCTTTTCTAAAGAAGTTTAAAACCTTTTTAGAGTAAACCGAAGGTAAAAAGAAACTATTAGTTTGTCCTGCTACGGAGTTTGCAAAGTTAGCATTAGTATCAGTACTCGGTTCAAAAAATTGAGCCATGATATTTTCTCCTTTAAGTTATAGTTTATTTTGTGATTCTGCCTTCTTGCATGGCATCTGATATGTCTTTTTCATACTTATCAAATTCTGCCATACTCAATGCAGCAATCTCCCTTTCTGACCATACTTTCTCCTGCTTTGGTTCAACTGTTGTTGTTTTAGTTGAAACCATATCTGCAGCAGTTTTTCTGGTCGGTTTAGAATTTGACTTTGCCTTGGAAGAAACATCCATACCAATATCACGCTTAAATAAATCTAGAGCACGAGAAGCTAAATCGGCATCGTCAGCATTTGAGTATATCCAATCTTGAATAGACTTTGGCTGCTCTTTTGCCCAATCATGGAAATCATCGCTGTTTCTAATATCTTCAAAATCAGGATGTTTGTCCACTAACCTTTTTTCTGCGTCAGCTTGTATTAACTCTTGTTCACGTTCTTGGAGTTTACTAAGGCGTTCTTCTAGAACTTTTGCTTTAGACTCCGATTGCATATGTGCAACAGTTTCTACAACTTCATAAACATCAGGATATTGTTCTTTAAATTGTTCAAGTTCTTCTTCGGATTTAGGAGCTGTATATTCAGTTCTATTTTTAGTAGCTTCTTCTATAAGCTCTTGTTCCCTAGATTTAAACTCATTCAATTTAGAATCGTAATGTTTCTTTAAATCATCATAGCGTTTTTTATAATTAGGTCTTTTATAAGGTGTATCCTTTTTAGACTCTAATTCTTCAGTTTTAACACTTCCTTCGGCTTCTACCTCAGTTATGTCATCACTATTGAAAAGCTTATTTTGTGGCTCTTCAAAAAACATACTATTTGCTGATACAAAAGGTTGTTCATCTTTCACGTGCCAATCTTTTTTTTGGTTATAAGGATTTGGCGTTTCCTCTTTTTGGACTTCATTAGTCATTTTCTTTTCTCCTAATCAGGGCTTCGTTTAACAAGGTAGCTGCAATGTGCACTAGCAGGGCTTGTCTTGTAAAGGTCGCCTTTCGGTTTTTTATTTGATAGAGTGCCTACGCTAATAGGGTAGCTCTATCGCTATTTAGCTACGAACATATCTTGATTGTGTAGCTGGGTCCATCATACGCTTTTTAATTTCATCGCTTACTAAGTCATCCTCTTCAGGAACAAAGCCCCTGTCGAGTACCACCGTTTTACGCTGAGTATTAGCATCAATTTCCTCTTCTCCACTATCAAGCATTCCGCCTGTAGCTACTTGTTGTCTTTCATCTGCTTGGGCTTCAGCTTCTTTCATCATTGACATTAAAGTGTCACCTCCGATTTCTTCTGTCGCTTTAGCAGTAAAGACAAATTCCCCATCCGATAACCTTGCAGGTATCGAATCGGATACTCCTGAACCCGGACCTTCAACAGGACCAGACCCAGCGAATTCTTGAGCAACATCTACTACTTTATCAAATAGTATTGATAGCTCCATATCTTGTTCTAATTTAGACATTAACATATTTTCTTCTTCTTCTGTTAATGCTTCATTAACTATAAAATTCATATAATCATCTTCCATTTCATCATCTGGAAGTTGTTGCTTTTCTATATATTCTTCATGGGTAGCACCCGGCATTTCAGTACCGTCTGGCATCATATGTGTTTCGCCACCATCAAATTTCTTTTCTTTAGGTAATACATCGCTAGAAATAACATATTTTAAACCTTTGTTCTTTAGACCTTCGTTTGCCATTTCTAATAGTTCTTGATTAGAAAAATCTCCACCCATTTGATTATTAATAGTACGTAATTCAGTAAATAATCTTTTACCTTGATTACTTGCACCTAAATCCATTTTTAGTCTAGTGAACCACCCTCCACCAGAATTCCAAAATTCATCTCCGTATTCTTCTAGATTTTTAGCCTCAGAATTAATAGTAGCTTTTATACGTTGATTGATAATAGGTTCGTCTGGAGTTCCTTCGTTATACATAACTCTAGGAGTAACCTTATACATTTTAGAATCATCATCTAAAAGATTCTTAGGCTTCTTTGGTTTTTCTTCAATAGATATTGGCATCTTAGCAATTTTTCTTATTCTGGGATTTTTAGGTTTACGTTCTCGATGGTCTCTAACTTTAGGTCCTCGTCTACCTCTACGACCTTTTCCGTCTTCATCTAAACGACCATAAGAAATATGTTGATTTCTACCACGTTTTTTATTTTTGCTAAGTTTTTTAAATAATCCCATTATACTTCCTCGTTTTTCCTAAGTAATGCTTCTTTAACCTGTAGGTCCAGTTGCTCCAACCGCCCCAGAAAATTCAGCTTCCCCTGCAGCCGGTACATTTCCTGTTCCGATGTTGCCACCACCAGTGCCTGTAACTCCAAGTTCTTGAGGTTGTTCAGGTGTTCCTTGAAGGCTTCCCATTGGGGACTGTTCACCAGAGGGTTGAGTTTCTTCGCCATTTGTTTGTCCAGCATTTTGCATTCCTATTATTTGTGCCATGATAGCTGCTTCTTCAGGGTCATTGAGTATTTCATCTGGGTCTAAGTCTAAGCTATAAGCAAGTTCACTAACCAATTTAGAAATCTTAACAAACGGAGCAATAGCTGGACTTTGTGCAGTTTGTAAGAATGTAGTCAATCTCTGACTTCGTACTTCTTTCTGCATCAAGCTATTTGTTCCTGTAGCTCTCACTTCTAAATCACCTTTAACATCCAAATCATCTTCTAAGAATTGCATGTTCCATTGGAAATAAGCTTCTCCTAATGGCTTTAATAAAAAGTCATCAAGATTCTTAACGACTGTTTTAATATTTAAACTGGCTGCTCCAAGTAACATTGACATACCAGAGGCAGTCCTTGTCATACTTTGAACACCCGTTTGTCCGTGTGAGTAACTTGGTATTCCTGTTTGCTCATCTGCAAGTTGTCTAAACTTATCGAACATCATTAAATTTTCT